CCCAGCATTAAACGCGGGTCAATGTACTTGGGGTGGGAATATTGTTACTTTACCAAACGACTATAAAATCCGCAGATTAACTCCAAGAGAATGTTTTAGACTAATGGATTTCCCCGATACATTTTCTTGGAAGGTATCTGACTCACAAGCATACAAACAAGCAGGTAACTCAATCGTAGTTAACGTACTTTATAAAATCTTAAAACAATTGCCATTATGAGATGTAAAAACTGCAAACAAAAGTTTGAACCTATCAGTTTTAACCAAAAGTTCTGTTTTAAAGATGAATGTTTTAAAGCATTTGTTGAAGAAATCAAAGAAAAGACTTGGAAGGAAACGAAAACACGAATGAAAAACGACCTAAAAACATTACAAGACTGGTTAAAAGAAACCCAAACAATTTTTAATAAGTATGTAAGGCTTCGCGACATGGGTCTAGTCTGTATTTCTTGTCAGCAACCGCCAAAGAAAAAAAATTGTGGGCATTACTATAGTCAAGGCGGACATTCTAACGTTAGATTCGACGAGAATAATTGTCATCTACAATGCGAACATTGTAACACGTTCTTAAGTGGCAACCTTTTAAACTATCAAATAGGCATTCAAAAGAGAATCGGGGCGCAAAAGCTACTTGAACTACAAGAACGGGCGCACGTTACGAAAAAATGGAGCGTAGACGAGTTAAAAGAAATAATACAAACCTATAAAACTAAAATGCGTGGACTACAATAACGACTTTCGATACGACCTAGAAGTAGGACGGAAATACGAAACCCAACTAACCGAATTAATAGGCTCAAAAATAGAAGTTAAGCGCGACTTTCATTGTTTGCGTACTGGTAACATATTTGTAGAGTACGAAAGCCGAAATAAATTAAGCGGAATTAGTACAACGCACGCTGAATATTGGTGCTATTGGTTGAGCGATGACCATTGTATTTTGATTAAAACGGACACTTTAAAGCAAATGTGCAGAAAATATTTAAATACTTCTAGAGATATTTTAGGCGGGGATTCCAATACCAGTAAAGGAATTCTGCTACCAACGAAAGAATTTATAGAAAAATTTTAAATTATTTTTTACTAAATGCTTGTTTATATGTAAATCTAAACTATCTTTGTGAGGTCAATAAGACGCAACTACTAATTTTAACACCATGAATACTATCACAACAAAAAAAGAAACTTGTGAATTAACAAGAATAAAGCAAACATTAATTTACATTAATGGAGAAATAGTTTGTTATTTAGTACCAATAAAAAACGCAGTAAAAGAAGGTTGTGATTCTCGTGATAAATACTACGTTCATAATCTAACTAATTCTTTTAACGTAAGACCTTTCATTTTTAATGGAAGAAGTATTAAACAAGTTGTTCAGCATTTTGAAAAAGTAATAAATACCAACAATTAAAAACAAACGCTATGAAAACAGAAATTATCATTAATCAAGAAATTAAATTAAACAATTTACCTTGTAGATTATTCATTAATCATTATAACGAAAACCAATACGAATTATCGGTTTTTTATAATAATGAAATCTATAGAGCAATAACAAATCAAGTTGAAGCTGTTAGTTGGGCGTTGAATAAATACAATTCAAGAAGTCAAGAAATTGCAGAAGGTTTAGTGAACATTGTTAAATTAAATAACGCTTTACAACTTATATTTTAAAAACTATGAAAAATCTATTTAAATCGTTGGCTCAGTTCCAACAAGAAGTGCCAGTAATCCATAAAGCAACTCAAGGCTATGGATATTCTTATTCGGATTTACCAAAGATTTTTAGTGTTATCAATCCATTGCTAAAAAAACACGGATTAGGATTCACTCAGTTAATTAACGACACCAATTTAGTCACGTGTTTATTTCACGTGGAAAGTGGAGAAACAATCGAAAGCACCACAGCAATACCGCAAAACGTAGCGTTAAAAGGTATGAACGACTTTCAAGTTATGGGGTCGGCTATTACTTACGTTAGACGTTACGCTATTAGTTCTATGTTAGGACTTGTTACGGACAAAGACACGGACGCTTCTGGCGACCAAGTAAAGAAATTACCTACGATTGACGCTAAACGATTCCAAAGCGCAGTAGAAGCCATTCAAAATGGTAAATACACACGCGAAGAACTAGAATCGAAGTTTAGTTTAACAGAAGGTCAAACCGATTTAATCAACGCGCTATGAATGCTTTTAAGATTAGGTGTTCAGCAATAGGCAAAATCATGACGAACCCCCGAACAAAGGGGGAATCGTTAAGTCAAACCGCAAAGACATACATCGAAGAACAAGTTATCGCGGACAAGTACGGAATTAAAAAGCAATTTTACAGCCGTTACACCGACAAAGGAATACTGGTAGAAGACGAAGCTATTAAACTAACATCGGACGTTTTAGAACTTGGCTTTATATGGAAAAACGAAGACCATTTTAGTAATGACTTCATGACTGGTACACCCGACGTAAACACGGACACCGTTCTTCTAGATGTTAAAAGTTCTTGGGACGCTACAACTTTTCCGTTTTTTGCTATGGAAATTCCTACAAAGGACTACTACTACCAACTTCAAGGATATATGGAACTTACTGGTAAAACAGAATCTTTGCTGTGCTATTGTTTGGTTAACACACCCGAAGAAATGGTAGAAGATGAAGTAAGACGCGCACACTGGAACGCGAACCTACTAGAAGAAAGTTTAGACCTACGCGACGAAGTACAGAAACGCCATAACTTCGACCACATACCAGATAACCGACGTGTTAAAGTCTTCAAAGTAGAAAAAGACGAAGCTGTAATCGAATTAATCAAAGAACGCGTAGAGCTTTGTCGTGAGTATTACAACACCTTAATCAATTTCTTATGACACCAAAAGAAAAAGCAAAAGAACTATTTGATAAATATTGCTGGGCAATTAGAATAGAAGAAACAGATAGTGGATATTTTAGTAACGTACTTTACGCTAAACAATGTGCATTGATTGCGGTTGAGCAAATTCAAAACCTTTGCTGGGGAAATAATCAAGTAGGCATTAACCATTGGAATGAAGTTAAACAAGAAATTGAAAAGTTATGAACCAACTAATCGAAGACCAAATAGTGTTACGCGTTTTAAGCCGATTTGCCGAACGTTCGCAAGTAGGAATAAACAAGTACAAGACTACGCTAGAAAGAACCGATTTAAGCACGTTAGAATGGCTTACACACGCACAAGAAGAAGCGATGGATTTTGTACTTTACTTGGAGCGACTAAAAGACGAATTTAAAACCAAAGACAAATGAAAATAACAATCGAACAATACGAACACACGGTAACACACGAAGTGCCACACAACGATGTTGACCTTGACGAAGCATTAAGAATGTGTGAAGGACTACTGAAGGCGACGGGTTACGTATTCAGCGGAAACCTTGAGATAGTTGATGAGTGGAGTGATAACGAATTTAAAACTAAACAACAAGAACAATAGTAACAATTAAACAAATATAAAATGGAAAACAAGTTAAACACGGGAGCAATCTTTAAAAACACGAACAAGAAAGCTGAGAATCATCCCGACTACAAAGGAAAGGTAAACGTAAATGGTAAAGAAATGGAAGTTGCGTTATGGGTAAAGCAAGGTAAAGCGGGGTCGTTCTTTTCGGCTTCATTCAGCGAACCATACATAGCACCAGAAACAATGGAGCGTAAACCAGTAACAGACGAAATGGACGATACGGACTTACCTTTTTAGTATGTACGTAAACGACACAGACTTACGCAATAAGCTAAAGGAAGTGTTAAGGACTAAAACACGAAACCAAATAGTAACAGAAATCAAAACACGGACTGGTAAATTTCATCAGTACCAGATTGACAAGTTTCTACAAGGTAAAGACGTTACCTTAAGTACAGCCATAAAGCTAGACGAGTTTCTTTTGAGAGAGAGAATGTAAATAGAAGCCAGTTTAACCGCTGGCTTTTTCTATGTTAATAACTTTATTTAAGAATGATTAGATTATAATTGTAAGTTTGATTAAAATTTAACCAATGGAATACATTTTACTAATAGCTTTTACGTGGTGGGTGGTAAAGTTCGAGCCTTTACAAATGGCTTTTGACTATATTTTTAGTCTGTTACCTATAAACAGCCTTACAATTACATTACATTCGGCGTTAGGTTGTCCCAAATGTATAGGGTTTTGGTTAACGTTGTTTGTTACTGGTAGTTTCTTTACGGCTTGCGTCGTTAGTTTGTGTTCTTATATACTTGACTTATGCTTACAGAAGCTAGACTACTAGAAATAAACGGAATCCTAGCGGAAATAAACCCCGAACGATTAAGTAAACTACATTTGCGTAAGTTGCAAACGATAAAAGTAAAAGAAACTGGCGTAAGAGATAACGAATGTTTTTGCCACCCAGACAAACGAAAAAAATGGTACACACAATTTACAGAATGGTATGAAGCAAACGCTTGACAAATACATAGCGGAAAACTATGCCGAAATTAGATTGTATACTAACTACATTCTAACCAATTACAAAAGCTATAAGAATATTCGCTATTCAATGCTAGACGCTGACACGTGTATTAATAATGCCTATTTACACGTATTAACCATAGACACCGAAAAGACGGACACTAATAGCGTTAAAAGTTACCTATTGAATACTATTAAGTTTCAAATAATATGGGACACGTCAGTAAGCCACAAACAAGACGATATTAGAAGTCAAGAATACATAGCGACGGACATAGAAGACGAAGACGAGGTAAGCCGTAAAATAGAAATAGAAAACAGATTTAACAATCAACGGGCTTTCGTAGAAATATACCGCCATAAAATAACGGACATACTGGACAAAGCTAAATTCGAAGCATATTTCGACAAAGGATTTAACACCGCTCGAAGCCTAGCCAAACACTTTAATATTCCCGTTACTTCGGCGCATTACATGATTAAAGACATTAAACAAAAGATACGACAAATTCAATATAGTTATGAAAACGAATGAAATAGCGGACACCTTAGCTAGGGTCATTTTATTTACTATTGGTGGGGTTATCCTACTAGGTAGTTACGAACTGGCGTTAAGAATGTTTGGCGCGCTTATCATTATTAAAGCCATAGGCACAGAACTAAAAAACGAAGAAAATGAAAATTAAAGAAGAATACAAAGGAAAAACAATCATTACTTACGATAGCGTACTGGGACA